CGATACAATGTAGTTTGATGCTGATGGGTCTAACCCGGAGGATATTTCATCAACAATCATTTCAACGTTGCTACCCCCTATATCTAGTTGCAAATAAAGATCCTGTAATCCGACAACATCATTAGATAAAGGAGTTGCCTCAACTTCTATAATTTGGATTCCATCTTTATTCTTTGCTGTAAGGATATTAACAGGATTAAGAGTTATAACTCCAGAAACATAATTAATGGTTCCAGCATTTCTTCTTACAATGGTAGGTGATTGAGAACCAATAGATGGAACAGTAAACAAAAATATCGTACCATTTATTCTATTAGTGTCGGGAAGGTCTCCCAAATACACCGGTTCATTAATACCCGCTATATTAAATCCTGAAGATTTGATATTGTAACCATCCATTGATTTAATATAGAATTCATTACCAAATCCAATTGAATATTCTGCAAAAGCATTAGTAACAACTCTCAAGTCTCTTCTCATTTTGACTGTGGTGATATTAGAAGTCACTGCTTCATGACTATCATCAATAATTTTCAAAAACTTACTATATTTAAATCTAGCACCATACTTATTCATTTCAGAAGATTCAGAATACTTATTTGCGTTATTCTGAACAATAGTAGACACTGCAGCTGCCGATGGTGCCAAGTTTGTGTTATAATAAACCTTGCTATCAATTTCCAAATAAAGATATTTCAGATCCAAGATTTCCGGTACAATTCCTGCAACAGCATATTGTTTTAGTTTTGCTTTAATATTCTCTTTCATTAGATTTGGCAAGAAATCACCAAATCTTGGTTTTATACTAATAAAAACTTTACCATATTGGGGTGGAACTAACTCTTCTCCCCCAAAAACTGAAATTGACTCAGTTTCGGGATAAATTCTTGCTGGAATTAGTGTTTCATAGTCATTTGCAGTTAGTGCTCTGTTTTGAGAGGCATAAATGCGAGGTGCAAACTTTTTAATCGACTCAACACCTTCAATTGACTCACCTCCAGATGCAGTTATACCTGTTGTGAGTGCGGAAATGCCAGAAGTAACAACATAATCGGCAGAATTGCGATTATATTGAAGTCTTCCTGAGAATTTGAAGTTATTGACTCCGTTTGCAGCATCTCCACTAGAAGTGATGTAACTTACGGTGATGAAATTAGAGTCTTCAAGTTTTTTACCAAAAATACCATCTCCAAAAATGACTTGATACCTTTCATCGTCAACTTCTTGAATAAAGTAAACTGTTGAATCTCCATCAATATCAAATAAACTGTTTTGAATGCTATATTTTACACTTCTAGAGGATTGTTGGTTTGGTTTAACAGAAACCGTCATTAAATCACTATCAATACCAACATTATCCAGAATAAACTTTTGTTCTGGGTTTCTTGCGTTATAAGTGAAGTTAGAACTTACTAAATTACCTTCGTAAATGGGAATATTGTTGAATTGTGCTGTATCATTGACAACAGGAACCGTAACATCCTCTAAAATCGAGAAAACAAACGATTGAGAACCAAAAGAACTAGAAGAACTTGCTACAACTCCTTTTTGAAGGGTAATTGTTGCTGGTGTAGGTGAAAGATTACCAGTGTTAATAAAAAATGTGATGGTAGCACGGGCAGCTTTCCTTGATTTTGGTGTGTACCCAATATTTCTTGCTAAAGAAACTACATTTTCTCTTAAAGTTGCACTATCAATGAAAACTTCATTTGCAACCATGTTTGCATTGTATGAAGTAATATAGGTATTGTATGCCAAAACATCAAGAATTGTAGAAAGGTTAGACCCTTCAAAATCATAGTCTGTAAAACTAGAATTTTCCTTTAAATATTCTTTAAGTGTTGTTTTAACCTGATTAAAATCCAGGTTAGTGAAATTTGATAGTGGCATTTTTTACCTGGTTGGTTGCAAAACGAAATCTAATGATTGTGGGGGTATATCGGCACCAATGATGCTGTATACTATTGCTACATTCATTATATTTCCGTCATAATCTGGAATGACAAATACATCTGACAATTTAACTCTTGGTTCGTAGTTCAAAATAGATTGAACTATCTCGTCTCTAATATTAGAAGCAGTGACAGGGTTAATATTCTCAAATAAAAACCTGGAGACGCGAGAACCAAAGTCCTCATCAAAAAATTTCTCTCCAGGTTGCGTAAATACGATATTTTTTACTGAACGGGCAATTGCAGTCTGGTTTTTAAGCGTTAAAAGATCATCATTCAGAGGGTTTCTCTGAAAAGTCATGCTTACATCTTTAAAACCTTGACTTACCCGTTGGATCGGCACACGAATATAGCGATTATATTTTATTTATTAAGGATTAGGATCAAAAATTTCACCATCAACGTCCAAATTGTCCTTTTTTGCGGTCAAGTCGTCGTTTTCAATCTCTTGAAGTACTTTTTTAACGGGTAATGACCAATAATCAGAGGTTAAACTCGTTGTTCCCCATACTTCACGCATAAAATCTTTATTTCTATTCGGATAAAGTTCATCAGACATCGGTGTTTTCCTCTTTGTTGGGTGATTCTTCGCGTTCTTTAGCAGTTTTCCAAAAATATTCATCTTCACGACCCATACCGAGACGCTCAAATCCATTTTCAACTTGATAATATTGAGTTGATACCTTAAAGTCAGGCATTTTTGGTTCGACAGGTGTCAAACTGTTATCAAAGATACGCATTCTATTGTTTGGATACAGTGCATATTGTCCATTCTCTAATTCAATTAGATTATGTGACTTATGCTCTGCGGGATTTTCACTTGTAGCATAGTCAACTACTTCAGGATCTTGATGGTAGTTATCTATAGTACAAATATATGTACCTTTTTGAATACCAAAGTCGCGAGTATACAACTCATAGTCCATAGAACCAATGAATTGCTTTGTAATGGCAACTACACCATAGTCCATACAGTTCCAAAACTGTAGGTTGGGTAGATTCATATCAGGACTTGGTGTTTCAGGGGATGAAACAAATGCACTAATCGGTAGTTTATCGTACATTGCAGCATATTCAGGTAAATACGTTTCAAAATAAAAAGTGCGCCCAGGTATCGACTTACACGATACCCAGACGCCTTTCACAAATTCGCCATGACCACTTTGGTGATCAGTCAAATATTCTTTACGTACCCAGACCTCTACCGAGGGGAGGTTGCAAATAAGAGCAGCCATTATGTATTAATGTATCTGCTCTATTTACCCTGCCCACGATAACGCTTTTTTGCTTTGTTGCGAGAAGTCGCGGATAGTAAGGTATATTGTGACTTACCTTGACGAGTTTTTTTCGGCTTACCTTTAACGTAAGTACCACCTTTCATCATCATAACTGAGTACCTCTTAGATTACGCGAGTTTTTTCGTGACCAACTCTGATACGAGGATCGCACCAGATATCAAATCCAGCTTCCTTGGCATCAAGACAGAATGAGACATCCTCACCACACATGTCCTGTACATTCCCACTCTCAAAGACTTGCATCTTAGGAGCAAACCAAGGATACTCTAGATTCTCAAAGACTCCCTTCTTCACTAATACCCATCCAAATCCAGTGTAATCAACTGTAAATGGTTTCTTACGCTTCTGAATGGAATCGACAGTTTCGTGATTCATCACTCCACCATTAGTGCGGAACTCTTCTTCTTCTAACCAGTGAGCAACTGAAGTTGTGTGTCCATCTTCAGTGGCATACCATCCAGAAGTAATTTCCTTCTCTGCACCTTCTGCAGGAACAGCAAGATCGCAGAGTTGCCAAAACTTATTTGTATCGAATACGATATCTGAGTCAATCCACAGTTGATAATCATATTGTAACTTTCCATCCCAAGGAATCTGCTTAGGACCACGTAGGACATTTGCACCTAAACACTTACAACGTGCAAAGTTAACCATTGATGAGTAGTCTTGACTGATCTGAATACTCATACCATTCTGTACCATGTCAAAGCACAGTTGTACGAAGTTCTTTAAGAAGATAAAAGAACATCCTCGTCCAGGAAGACAAAATACAATCGTCTTTCCTTTCATCCTTTCCTTAATTGCTGCAATGTCCCACTCAGGTGTCTGAGTCTTCTTGGGTGCATTTGCTTTTACAGTAAATCCTTTTGCCATGTTTTTGAAATTACTTCAGTTCAATTATATCAGTGATTATGTAGTCTGTCAATATGATTCGTCTCCTAGAGGTTCTGTAGAAGAACCCGTACCACAACCTCCATGGTGCCGAATTACTTCCTCATATGATAAATCCTCAAAGGTATAATCAGTCTTCATTAGACCAACCATACCGTTGAGGGTATTCCATGTTTGATTAAATTGTAACTCAGTTAGATTGTTGTATATACACTCTTCTTTTGCATAGATGTGATAAACCTTTTCCATTGGTTTTTTACCTCCGGGAATTTTTTTTGGGCGCGGAAAATTATTTTTGTTTTATATATCTAAGTCGATTTGTCACCTCTGTAGGTTAGGGTAGTATGCGGTTTTTATATACGCCCCCATAAAACAAAACAACTGTGATATCACCCCTCATCATATCACGGAGGATCACTGTTGTCAACCCCCGTGTTATAAGACTGCTAAGTGATACGAACTGTCCTGAGACTAACTGTCAGTAACTGCCATCAATCACCATCGGACAGGATTACTCAGGTCCTCTACGTAACTATCAATCAACTGCTCATTTCCTTCGAGTTCAAATAGACTCTCCCAATCAATATTGTGTGGGTTGAAGTCTTCCATCACCTCTAAATCCAGGGTGATTCTGTAACGTTGTTTTTGTGCCTGACTGATAGCGACTGACATAAGTGTGTCCCGGTGGTGATGACTTTACTAGTATAGAATGCCTGAGTGATATTGTCAATCTTCCAATCAGTATTTATAAGAAACACTGATATTTTTGTGTTGTCAATCCCTGGTAAAACTTATCGCCGCCCTCTTGACATTTCTGCGAGTTCGTGATAGAGTGGTCGCTAAGATCACTACTCCTCAACACATTAAAACACACACTTTTCCACAGAAATACACCTTAATACACAGGTTATATAATACTTTTCCACAAAGGTGTGGAGAACGCATATACATTTAAAAACACATTTAATAACATAAAAAAGACTAATCTTTATATATTCAAGCAAAAAAGGGGCGTTTTTTACCCCTTTATGTGTTATTCAGTTGTTTTACTATCTAATCAGTACAGTGCTTCGATTGCCTCCAAAATGAGAAGAATATCGTTACCATTCTCAGCAGTTTCGAGAGCAGCAAGAAGATCAGACTTAGACATGAAAAGTGTTAGATAGGGTTTGTGATTGGTGGGTTTTAAGTCATCACCAGGACTCGGTTAATACTAGGTCTTACGCTGAATACTGTGCTGCCTAGTTATTGATCTGGGACTTACCGATGCAACGCTAACGTGCCCAGATTAAATGTTACTTAAGAGGATAACATATCAGATAGAACATCTTCTCCA